TTCTTGTAGCAATTTTACGATAAACCAGGTCAATACATTGTAGGTTTTGCCAGACCTTGTTCCGCCTTGCATAACAGATATTTTTTTCTGGCTGTTTTGCAGTATTTCGAAAACGATGTTTGTGGTTACGTTCATAGGGCATTAGGAAAAAATTAAAAAATTGGCTTTGGTAAAGCGAAACTAATACTTTTTGGTTTTATAGAGGGTAGGCCCCTAACATAAGTCAGAAATGGCGTTTTTTGACACATATTAAGTTTACCAATAGAAAACTTATCAATCAATAAACCTTGATTTATCAATCATTACTCCTCGAACTCATCTTGGTCGTTCATGTCTAACAACTCACCCTTGCTATGGTCATATAATGGAATCTCTGGTATCTCGGAAGCCAATGTGGCTGGAACAGTAAAGCTGTTATCTTTCTGAGTATCGAAGTTTATTATATTCTCATCTCCATCGAGCTGCTTCTGCAAGTTAGGTAATTCCGATGGCTTCACTACGTTAACGGTAATCTGCTTCACCACATCTCCTTCGTGAGCCACCTCGGTCTTTTCAATGTAACCTCTTCTCTTACCCTTAGTCTTTAACAAGAACATGGTAGCCAAAGTATCACCCTTAGTAATCCTCTCCATCAACTTATGCTCCCCCCAGTCCAACATAATCTCCTCTGGCTCTATTTCAGCCAAAGCCTTCTTAAACTCAGTATCATTCTTCATCCAATTCTGATACATAGTCCTACTAATCCCACACGCTTGACAAGCTATGGTAATATTTCCAAAATTCTCCCTATAAGCAATGATAAATGCTTCTTTCGTTATGTCCTTAAACTCTGCGTTCATATTATCGGTTTTTGGTTGGCGTTCTAATAGACACAATACTCACTACCTTATCTACCTTGATGTTGTTAAACCCAAGCCAGTTACCACACTTCCTACACTCATACTGCACCTCCCTAATCTGACTGCTCCAAACATACTCCTCCTGGACAACACCACATTTGCATTTATAGTTTCTCTTTGCACAAGTATCTTTCATAGAAGTCAAAGCTACAACTATTATACCAAAACAACAATACAAAAGTTAAAATTGGTGAAAACAATGTTTTATATCAAAAATGTGAAGGGCACATCGGTGGTACAACATCATTTACACGAATAAACAAGGTAGGGGGCATAGTGGTATAAATTAACATACATAAGTAGTTGATAATCAACTATCGAATAGTCTTATAATTACCATTATGTTAAATAGAGGCTGAATTCGGATAGTATTTAGTAAGTATTTATACATACAATTTGTTACGCACTCAATCGCATAACATAACAACCGACACACAATTAAGGGCTAACAGACTTCGGTAAAGTAGTCCGAATATAATATAATATACATTATTTATTTTATTATTTATTATATCTTATATTATATATTATATCTTGTATTATATAATATACATTATAAAATGTATCTTATATTATAAAATACATACCAGGGTAAATAACCTGGTCAAATAAGTTTACCAGTGGTAAAGTACCTGGACAAAATTATTTTAATAATATTTAATCTTTTTTTTGTTTATTTAATATTTATTACTATTTTTAGGTCTCATTAATAACACTAAAACAAATACAATGACACACATCACAATTATCGAAGCGGCTCTTTTATTCATTGGCTCAATCTTTATTTACACACTTGCTAAAACAATATGGCAAGAAATCACAAACAAATAAACCTTAAACAAAAAAACACAAACACAATGAGAAACATTCAACAAATTACAATCAACGGCTTTGATTCACATTCACTTTCTTATTTAGAATCATTAGGACTGTCGAAGATATTTGAGGCTTACGCTTCAATAGGTGAAGAGATTATGGAAGATGGCATAGGATTTAATCCAAACAGCGGATATGTTTACATCGCTTTGGAAAATGGTATTTCTATCTGCTCAATGCTTGGAAGGGATGTTGAATACTTAGTGACAAACTTTGAGGATGGAGAAGAGTATTTCTTCGACACATACGAAGAGGCAGAAGCTAAATGGCAAATTGGAAGTTGGAAAAATTAATAACCTATAAAACAAATACAATGAAAAAGACAATTAAAAAAGCATTCGTTGCAAGACCTTCTGAGTGGTATAAATTAACGGAAGGCAGAAAAGCCACAATAAAGAAAGACAGCTTTTATAATGGCGAAGGATATTATTCGGGCACTTGGGATGATGATGGTACCAAGTTTGAATGCCCAAGTATTTTTTTTGATGAAATCGAAGAGTTTAATAATGAAATGGACTTATTGCAAATAACAATAAACGAAGATAAAACAAAGGTTTACACTTACATTTCAAAAGATTTAATGAGTAAAATCTCATTTATGATGCATCCAAAAAAGGCTTTTTCTTTTGTAGTTCTAAATTCTATAAATGTTCCCAAGAATATGATAAACGATATTTTAGATGGGTTTATATTAAGAGGAATTAAACAAAAGGATTTTAAAGGTGGCTATGATGAAGCGATCAAAACAATATTATTTTAAATCAATACACTATGAAAACAAAAGTAAAATTTTTATACCATGAGGAAAATCAAGATTTAATGGCTTATTTCCCCGAAGAGGTTTGGTGCGATAATACAAAGACTTGCTATTCTCATATTGGCCAACATTCGGCATGCCATCCAAACTACGCAAAAGAATGCAGAGAGGCCACAATGCTTGAGTACTTAGATTTATTTAATGAACTACAAAGCATCGGCTACCGATTAGAACTTATTTAGGGTTTACTGATGAGGGGTAAAATTCCCCGAAATGGCGTAAGTTCCCCCGCTTACCCATATAAACCAAAAACAAACACAATGCAAAGTATTAATTACCCTTGCGTAATGGTTGAGGAACAAAACATGACAAAAGGAAATCCTTTGAACTCTTTTGTGATTATCAAAGAGGCAAAAGAGATTAAAAAGTATTTAAACCGATTCAATGAGCCTTTATTGTGTCATCATTACTCAATTATCAATGAAGCATTAAGAATTGAAGCCCATTTTAACTATTTATCAAAATAAGCCATTTCCAGGCTATTTAATTTTTTTATGATAACATGATAAGGAAATAAAAAGAAAAGCCAAATTTAAGCCTATAAAGTGCCTTTAATAGCATTTTAGCTATGCTTTGCCCTTGCATATCGGTAAAAGCTGACTAAATGTGCTATATAGTACACCTTTATAGTGCCAAAAATCCGCCAAAAACCCTATCCAAAAACCCCACAAAAATCTTTTATAACTAAACAAAAACCTATGGCAAAAATCCTTGTGGCTTGTGAAGAAAGCCAATCAGTAACAAAAATCCTCAGAGAATTAGGTCACGAAGCATTTTCTTGTGACATTTTACCTTGTAGTGGTGGACATCCCGAATGGCATTTCCAGGATGATGTATTTAATGTAATTAACAAAGGTTGGGATTTAATGATTGCTCATCCTCCTTGTACTTTTTTATCTGTTAGTGGTGCAAGACACCTCTACAATAAAGATGGCTCACCTAACCTGGAACGATATAAAAACCAGGCAGAAGCCTTAGATTTTGTCCAAAAACTTATGGATGCACCTATTCCACGAATAGCTATAGAGAATCCAGTTTCTGTTATATCAACAAAAATCCGTAAGCCCGACCAAATTATACAGCCTTGGATGTTTGGAGATGAAGCTACCAAGACAACTTGCTTATGGCTCAAAAATGTGCCAAAGTTAGAACCTACCAAAATTGTTGGTAAGGGAGAAAGAACTGTCTTTAAAAGTGGTAAATCTCATCCAAAATGGTATGCTGATGCTTTGGCAACTGCAAAAACTCCTGCAGAACGCAGAACACTAAGAAGCAAAACTTTTGAAGGGATTGCTCGTGCAATGGCAACCCAATGGACAAAAGATTTATAATAAATTAACAAAATATTTGCTAAATAATATTAAAATATCGCAAATAATATATAATTTTACTAAACTAAACCAAAACAAATGCACCAATTAATTACCTTAACCCATCCAATGAATTGTGCCATAACTGGAATACTCATTGACAAAGGCGAACAAGCCTACTACAATTACGAGACAAAAAACTGCATACACCCACTGGAGTATGAAAGTAACATGAGCAAAGCTAAAATAGGAGACCCAAAAACTTATTTCAGCCGATTATCTAAACTAAATACCAAAAAACCTTAGTTATGAAAACACCAATGCAAGAACTATTAGAGTACATTAAAACTGCTCACACCTTTACATTCCTTCCAGAGCAATTAGCAAAAACTATAGAAGAAAAATATTTGCCAAAAGAAAAAGCACATATTATAGATTCGTATAATTCTGGAGAAATGAATATCTGGAATCATAAAAGGGATGATTTTTTTGAATATGAAGGTGGACAAGACTATTTTAACAAAAACTTTAATCTTTAATTATGCCATTTTCTACTTGCTGTGGAGCACATACCAACTACCCAGAAATTAACCTATGTCCAGAATGCTTAGAGTACTGTGATTGGGAAGATGATGAACCATCTGATGACCAAACATTTAACAACAACAATACCGAAGGCGGTATAACTGGAACACCTTCAAATTGGCAAGGCAGATAAAACAACAACAACACCAAAAAACCCATAACATGAAAAACCTACAATTTATCGAAGAGCTCGACTTTTTACTTAACGAAACTTTTTATTTTACCAGACAAGACGGAATGATTGTCTCTGGGTCAATGTCCAAAGATTATGATAAGGCGTATTCAATATACAGCAATATTATAAAAGGACAGCCTAAGAGCCAAGAGAAAGTATTGTTCGAGGTACTAATCCCATCAAACTAAACAAATGAATCAAAAACTATCCCTTGAACAAAAGAAGAAAGGCATCAAAGAAGAGTTTACTTATGTAAACAGCAACGGCAGAATCTCAAAACAATACACCTACAAAGGCATGATTATTAAATGGGATAACATGATACTAAATGGTAAATGGTTTTACTGGAGACATAGCTATTACGCCTCACTTGATGCAGCAGTACAAGGAATAGACAGACACTTAAAAATTTATAACAAAAACAAATAAACATGGACAACCAAGAAGTAGAATTAGTAGAAAAAGAATTAACACCCATTTTCCCTTGTGAGTGGTGCTTTAAGTTTGGCGATAACGAGCCACAAGTATTCGCAGCAACTAACGAGAAGATAGATGGCCAGGAACCAGCTATTAGATTAGTACTTGCTAATACAGAAGAAACAACTGTAACATTCCAAGACGGAGATAAGGCGTTCACATTATTCTGCAGACCACTAACAGAAGCAGGACAAGTATTAATTAACCAAAACAACCAATTACAAGATGATTCAAGTAACGGATTATAGAGCAATGCTGAGACATGGAGACATGAAAAAAATCTGTGCTATCACTGGACTTTCACCATACCTATTAAAGACAAGATTAGAGAAGCACGATTACGAGACAGTTGAGATAGTAAAAACTTACTATGCCAACAAGTTAAAAGCACTTAAAAACCAAATCAATGACTACAGCGAAATTTAGAATGCCACGCAAGTCTTTATTAAGTCCTAAGAACTATGAGATAAATCAATCTACAGTTGAAAATGTTATGAATAAAGTAGCTACAATATTTGATATAAAAGTAGCAGCTTTAACAAAAAAAGGTAGATATAGAGAGCAAGTATTAGCACGAAATATGTGCTTTTATATCCTTCATGTTCATTATAAACAAAAATCTGCTCAAATCGCACCATACTTTAACAGAGATAGGACTACAGTTTTACATGGAATAAACACTTGCTTAAATGACCTTGCAGTAGTTCCTTATTACATGGAAAAATTCCAAGCAGTTAAAAGTTTAATTAAGATTCCAAAATTATATTCAGACAAATAAAAACAAACACTATGTATTCTACATTTCACAAACTATCAGAACAAGACAAAAAGCTATTTGTAGCTAAGATTCTACATGAGATTAACTACAGCCAAGAGTCTTACAACCTAATCAGTAGATTAGTAAACTATTGGGAACACAATCCAATAGTAGAAGCATCCTATTTTAATCAATCAATTAACACAACCAAAAAACTAAATTATGAGCACAGAACTAACTAATCAACCGAGGTTTGATTTAATCAACTCGGATTCAATGCTAAACTTATCTAAAGATTTAGCGAAACTTATCAAAGAAAAAGGATTGTCAAGCAACATTCAAGGAAAGCAATTCGTTAATGTTGAAGGATGGCAATTCGCAGGAGCTTCTTTAGGGTTAATGCCGATTATCACAGAAACTACGGACTTAACTCGAAGAGGCACAGAACCTGGTCAAGTAGAAATTAAGTACATGGCTAAGTGCGAAGTACGAAATATTAATACTGGTCAGTTAGTAGCTACTGGAGTTGCAATATGTAGCAACTTTGAGCATAGCAAAAAAAGATTTGATGAGTATGCAATCTTATCAATGGCACAGACAAGAGCAATCGGTAAGGCGTATCGTAACTTACTTGCATGGTTGATGAAAGCTGCAGGATTTGAAGCTACACCAGCAGAAGAGATGGACTTTGCAGTAGAGACTCCTAAAAAACCTTCTCAGACAGTACAAGAAGTTGTAGCAGAGATTTTAGAAGAAGAAGAGATTGATATTGATGCTATTAAAATGGAGATTGCTAAGTGTACTAAAGTAAAACAACTAACTGATTTGTACTTTGGATATAAGCAGTTATTTGATTCTAACGAGATGTTAAAGAGATTATTATCAATGAAAAAAGAAAACCTAACCAAAAAATAAAACTATGAGTTTAGAATTATTACCAAAAGTAGAACTTAGTTCTATCGAACCATCAAAGTTTAGCATTGAGTTGCTAAAACAAACTATCGTACAGCATTTTAGAGAGACTGGAGACAATCCACTTGAGATGCTTGTTAAAGCAGAGGCTATCATTCAGCTTTTAGATGGCATTAGAGCCGATTTAAAGGAAGATGTGGTAGATATACTTTCATCGCATCCACAAGGCAAAGCAGAGGTCTTAGGAGCAGAAGTAAGTAAGTTTGAATCTGGAGTAAAGTATGCTTATGATGGAGATTATACTTGGCTTAAAATGAACCAAGAATTAGAAGCTATTAAGTTTAAGCAGAAAGAAAGAGAATCATTACTTAAAACTATTAAAGAGCCATTGGTTGACCCAGAGACTGGTGAAATGATTTACCCAGCTCCTAAGTATAGTACCACCACATTTAAAATCTCACTAAAAAAATAACATGAACCAACCAACAATGAACAATGAGCAGTTTGCTCTATGGGTAGCTTTAAGTCAAGGTATGGATAGTAATTTGTTTCAAAGAGCAGATACTTTATTGACCTGGCTTAATAAAGACATCAAAAAACCTACAACACCTATTACGCCTAAAGGCAAATAGTAAACTTATACCACCTCAAGATATTAAATATTTTTTAACCAAGATAGTAATTAGGGAACTTGGGGTGGTTATTTAAACTTTATCTATGAAAACATTTGCTTTTATAACATCAATAACTTGTGCTAGTGTTTCTCTTTATTTCGTAGTTAAAGGCGAAACCTTAGAAGCAATATTATTTATGACTTACGCCATTTATAACAAATTAGACACAAAAGATTAATTATGTATAAAACACTAATTTTTATCTATGAATTACTAAAGTTTATGCTAATTTCATTGCCCTTAGCATTTACAATACTATTTACAGCAAACGTTATTTACGAACTAAAACGCATCATCAATGGGATTAGATTTAGAACCAAGAGGATTCGAGAACTCTATTAAGGTTAGAATGATTTACCTTGATACCAAAGAAGAAGAGCAATTTATATCCATAGCAGCAGCAAACAGAAAGACCAACATTAACGCACAAGCAATACGAGAAGCACTTAACCCACTACAAAAGAAAAGATTTACCTATCAAAATCGATTAGTAGTGTTTCGTATTAAAAAATAATAAACTATGAAACTACAAAAAAGAAAATTTGCAACACCTATTACATCTGTAGCTATTTGGGCTATACCACTATTTTCATATTTAATACAAAAATCAATTGGAATAATTAGTCAAGGTAAAGACTGGTATTGGTTTTTTTGTATTTCTTTAGCATTTTTAGCATGGTTAACTTTAAATTTTAAATTAACTAATACGAAATAATGTCACAATTTTACACAACAATAATTCATCCTATAAGGAAGCACTTTAGCTTGTCTTGTAATGACTACTGCGTATTAGATACGATTATGCGTATGCAGAATAATGAATCTCATTGGTGCTATATGTCTAAAGATACCATGGCTAACGATTTAGACCTATCAAAACAAGCCGTTCTAAACATAATCAACAAGTTAGTAGAGAAAGAACTTATAATCAAAAATCCAGCCACTAAACACCTTAAAGTTTCAGTATTATTTTTAGAGTATTTAAACGATTACAAAAAGTTTACCGATGGTAAAGAAACTTTACTTGAACGGTCAAAAAACTTTACCGAAACTGGTAAAAAAACTTTACCTAACAATAATACTAACAATAAGAATACATTTATAAGGCCTACGGCTGAACAAATAAATGAATATTCTAAGGAGATTGGATTTACTTTAGATGGCTCACAATTTATAGACCATTACGAAGCAAGAGGATGGTTAATAGGTAAAAATCCTATGAAGGATTGGAAAGCAGCAGTAAGAACATGGAAGAGAAATAGCAATCAGTTTACACCTAT